GTTAGCGAGCGCCCTGCCAATCGCAGAAGTCTCGCAGTTCTCCAATGCAGAAGTCTGATTGACACCGCGATCAGTAATGGTTTCATAAGCAAGCCCAGTAGCAAACGGCTGGCTGTCCACGCATGTTCTATAAATCTTGGCAAGTACGATAAAGCGTTTTTCAGTACTCTCCAGCAACTCCGTATGAACCATAAAATCAGGATAATCACTAATATACTTTCCAAGTCTCACCTCAACCGTCTCATAGTCATTGATATTAAATGCCATCTTCATCACCTCTCATTTCTTTTACAATTTGATGATATATCAAACCGTAACCTAACAAGTCTTTTAGTGAGTCTTCATGATCGCTGGTTTGAGACAATCTTGAGACCTTAACGAGAAGCATGCACATACTTGCTTGCTCTGGCGAAATGTAAGTGTCAAGGTAACCCGACCATAACTCTGAGATTCTACGGTGATTGAGAGACGCGTTACCATAGATATTACCTCTGTCCGACAAAGTAATCCGCACTTCATCTAATAAATCTTCAGTTTTTTTCATAGTCAAAAACCGCCCTTGACTTCATGCGTTGTAGTTTTTGTTGGTGTTCTAAACTGGCTTTCCATCCTTCACTTCTACCAGCCCAATAAGCGCGCTCATAGTAATTTGATTTCCAAACCTCAAACAAAATACCTACGGCGAGCGCAGCAAACATACCTGCAACTGTCCACAATCCTGCATCCTTTAGACTCATGCGTTCACCCATGAACCTGCATAGTCGGTAGTAAATACATATTGCATCATTGCTTCATCAAACCCAATACTAAAATCAAATCCTTTTTGGGTTAGGTATTGTGTAGCTAAAAGGGCTGAAGCATAATTCTCAACCCAATAAATGAATTTGTGAGACCAGTCAACTGTATCCTCAAAGCGATCTTTTTGACTTGTCCAACTTTTGTTTGTACTCCACTCCATTTGAGATTCTGTCAATCTCTCAAAGTCGCGTTCTGTTAGTTTCATAATTTCCTCTCCTAAGACCAAGTCCGTTAACTTGGATAGGATAAGGGTGGGCTATGACAGTCTAAATATCAATGCCAGTTACAGCGTGTTGTATAACGCTTTTGTTACATTAAACCTAAATTATCAAAGGCATCAATCTGGTCATCAATGCCTTTAGGCTCATAATCAGTCTGCCTACCCATACAATTTACCTTCAAATATAAATGAGCCATCTTGGTTAATAGGTATTGTAATTAGTTGAACTTTACGGTCTTTAACATAGGCAACAGCGAACCCAGTTTGCCAGTTCGCATAGCCTCGCGTGTACGCCATGCCTGAAGAACTTAAATCTACCAAATTACCAACCTCAACGCCCCATACAGTACGCCCTAATTGCCCCCTAGAAGCCTCTGAGAACGCCGAAACTCCCAGTCTATGAGTGTGACCACACACCACGCTCTTACCAAGCCTTCTAGCCCCATTTAAGGCTGTTTGGGAAGGCACTTGGCTAAGAGGGAAAGCGTCTCCATGAACTGCTGTCCAACCGTAAGCCCAGTCAAGCCCGTAAGGGTGGAATTTGATCTTGAGTTTGTCATATCCCATAAAACGCTCATACTGCATTTCTGGTAGGTTGAGGAAAGAAGGTAATCGCTTTTTGATTGATCTATAAAGTCTGATTCCATGATTGCTTCCTAACACATCTGTTACACCTAGGTAAGTCAAAACTTCCTGAGTAAGTTTTCTGTCATCATTTATATTGCCGACCATCTCATCAATAGTGCCAGCATTAAAACCACCTAATTGTGGTAGGTCTATCTCATCACCAATACAAATAGTCTGGTGAGGTTTCCATTTAGCTAGAAACTTGCCAACTGTCTTTACTGCCTGTTCATTAAAAAAAGGTACTTGGAGATCACTAATAAAAGCGATTTTTCTCAATTAGTCCTCATCTTCGTAGGGGTCATAGTCTGGGTTAACAGGGTCAAAGTCAGGATTACTTGGGATTAACCAATCTGGAAATGTGTTTCTATCGCACATACCAAGTGCCTGATCTACTGGAAAACCTGCTCGCCTAAGGCTCAAGTAATACTCACGAACGCTTATAGCGTAAGCATCTAACCGAGTTAATACTTCCTCGTGTTTAAACTTACCTTTACGGCGTGTTATCTTTCGTTTTTTCTTTTGAGCCATAAGTAAATTCTACTTTCTTTCTGTGACAATCCTCAGTAATTCTTCTTGGCGAGTTTCTATTCTTGCTAATCTGTCAGCTAAAGAACTTCCAGAATTAGGCGTAAGAGTCCAAAGCCATCCTTTAATAAGATAACGCAGACCCAAAAAGAAAGAAGTTAATACGGCGGAGACGGCGGCGGCTAAACCAGCCCAACTTGTTGCATCCATTATTTCGCATTAACACCATAGTCAACCTCTGTACCAGAGGAAGGGTCAATGGCTTTCGCTATTGGTGCAATTACAGCGCCAAGTAAAGTTGCATAGGCAGGGTGAATATCTGCCACAATCGCTAACGCAACAGTAATGCCAGAAGCGGCTACTGCTCTTAAATAAGACTTAATTGCAGCCTTATGCTTTCTTGATAACTTCATCTGTTCCCCCTAGTAGTGGTATGTCAAAAGGTTTGCCATTTTGGTTTTCTTTAAAACTAATATGAATATGTTTGTTATGAGGGTTTAATCCACGATACTTGACCCACCGCCAAAAAGATTTAGCTGAACAAATCTTGCCCATAAAAATTACATAAAGTATGCGTCTATCACCTTGTTTTGCTGCAAGTCGAATTTGATCTGCCAGATAGATTGCAATTCCTTGTTCTTCAGAAATGCGAGCGTCAATGTCCAATGCGCATACTTCACCTTGCTCGTTGGGATTGTGTTGAGATAGAGAACCTCTAGACTGGTGACGCAAATCGCCAATCCACCCATCCAAGCGCTTAACACGATCTGGGTAGGCAAGATTTAATTGTTCTCTAAATTGAGACGCAGCCTTTGATAACCAAGGCTTCATTAACCGTTTATTAACGCTATTATTTGATCTTCGGTGAAACCCAATTCTTTTAATTTGGCTATACCTTCTTGGCGATTTAATATCCTCAGTTCTTGTTCAGTAGGTTTTGCAATATGGGCTTTTATTGCTGTTTCAATTTGTTCTTCAGTTACATCTGAATTTTCTGCTGCAATAATAATTTTCTTTTTTGGATCATTAAAATCACCGCATAAACCTTTGCTGCCCAATTCTTGATCTAATTGTTCTAAGTTAATTTCCTTTGATGTTATAGCCATTTTATGACCCCAAATCTATTACAATTATTTGACGATTTTGAAAACTTGAAGTTCCAGCGCTAGTTTTGTATTTCATTGTGAAAGTATTTGATCCTGCGGTTAAAGTAGTCAATCTGCTTACTGAACTAAATTGTGCTCCTGCATATCCATTTGGGTAATCAGTTTGAAATCTGCCACCTGTGTCATCTGTTGCCGATATGGTAGTAGCACCGCTTACGGCATAAGCAAAAAATCCTGTTTCACCCGCTGTTCCCAAAATTACTCTAGCAGTCATAATTACCAATGCTTTTGTGCCTGTTGTAATAGTTACTGCTGGACCAGATGTTGCTAAATCGGTGTAACTTGTAGATGTGGTTGATTGAGATGTTGCGACTGTTGCAGAATCACTTGAAGGTGCTGATGAGGCAGGAGTAGCCCAACTTGGCAAACCACCTGAGACTGTGAGTACTTGCCCCGTGCTACCAATTCCGAGGCGGGCAGGTGTTGAACCACTTGAAGAATAAATAGTATCGCCAGTAGTAGTCATTGGATTTACCATGCCAGTTGTATCTAAGTTCGCCCATGCAGAACCTGTATAGTAAGTAGTTACATTGGTGTCTTTTAGATAAGCAAAATTACCTTCTTGAGGTGAAGTAACCGCAGCATCTCTAGCAGCAGCGCTGGCAAAAACCCATACGCCTTGCATCAAATAAGTATTTACATCTGCGGCACTTAATACATCACCTGTATTAAATGTCTTAAATCCTGCGCCTGCTGCCATAGTTTGTTCTCCCTTAGTGTCTAATTATATCTCAATAGCTGAGAATATCCTCGCCAATTACCCCATAAGTACTGCTGCCTAAAATGAACCCATCTGTTATAGGTTCTAAGGTGGTATAAACAGCCCTGAAGATATTTGGAGTGATTTCCCAATTTACGCCTTGAATCTGTAAATTTTTAGTAATTGTTGAGCCATCTGGTTGTATATTTGAAATTAGAACATTGTCAAAATAATCCAAGTCAAGCATTGTGCCATTAGGCACTAATGGGTCATATAAATCAACAGCCATCTGGTCTATTCGGATTGTAGTATCTGCTCTAGTAGCTACATAAATTGAGGCTATATTTAAAGCCTCGGCGTCTGTATCAATTACTAAATCACTAAAATTGACCACATGCGGGAAGTATTCGGCAACTGAATCTACATCTGTATAAGTCTGACCTGTACCGCCAATGCGAGTAACGGTTGATTTATTGACAATGAGTTTGTCATCAAAAGCAAAAACAAGGTTTGTATAAGGTATATCACCTGTTTGATTAAATTCTATTGGTGTTCCACCAGCGCTTGAAATAGTATTGCTGCGGTTTTTAAAAACTGCGTTACCTTCAGGGTTAATAAAAAAAGCGCCTTGTTCTGAAGTTTCCACATTTTTTAAGGCTGCTAATGCAGTTCTAGAAGTAGCAGGGTCAGCCTGAGTTAAAGAATCACCTGTATCTATTGACCTCATTGATACTGGAAAATCTACGGTATCAAGAATTTTATCAATTCTAGTTCCTGTATCTTGACCTGCTGCCTGTCCAGTAACGGAAGTAATAGCAGCCATTTGAAATAACCTAAAAGCATCTGAGGCATTTATATCTACATAAGATATTTCTTCAGCCTTATCATAAGTATAAACATAATCAGTAGTGTAACCACTAAACAAATAATAAGTAACCCCTGCATAAGTAGCGCTAATTCTTAATTTTCTTAATGGTGTTAAATAACCATAAAGATCAGAACTGGTATTTTGTGGGTTAAATCTTCCGTTTTGATCGTAAATCCTAACGGTACAAGTTCCTGCCTCGTATGTGTCTCTAGGTATATTTCTGCCACGCCTAATACTTATGCTTCTAGCTACATCTGTTAAATTGATAACTAAGGCAGGTGCAGTTGAATCAGACAAAAGACCTGTACCTAACACACCATTTACAGGGTCATCTAAAGTAAAAGGATTACCAAAAGTAGCCCCAGAACTAAAATTTAGGCTTACATCTAATACAGGTAGTGTCATATTATCTAAAAGGGCTTATTGTAGAAAAAGAACCAGAGGCAGAATCGTTAATAAAACCGTTTCTAACTTGATTTAATAAATCAGTTGTAGCGCCATTTATATTGTAGTTATTAACAGTAGTTCCTGCTTGTCCAAAAGGTGTGCCGACATAATTTAAAGCCATGTCATAACCACCCTCTGAACCAATATAATTGCTAACTAATGAGCCAGCCTGTCCAAAAGGTGTACCAACATATCTACCAGCGGCATCATAACCACCCATTGCACCAATGACCGCACTAGCACCAGCCGCTTTAGGCATATTCATTGATGCCAATAATCTTTTTAATGCTTCAATTTGTGCCAGTAATAAATCAATATCACTTGACCAACCGCTAAACGGATACAGCGCCCTAGGTAATTTAGCAATAGCATCTGCAAGATTAGTGGTTTGTAATTGAGATTTAAATAACTCAGTTGCAAGTTTTTGAGCCTCTGTAACATTTTCTTGCAATAAAGCCATTTGTAATGACAGTCTCAATTTTTCTTGATCTGTAATTTTGTTTTGTAAGGCTGCATAAATTTGAATCTGTTCAAGATCAAATAAACTAGAAATCTGTTCTAATTTCTTTCGGTCTGCCTCAATCTTTTTACGCTCTTCAATTAAAGCCTTTTCTTTGGCAAGAGCCGCAGCCCTTTCTCGGGCTAGTTTCTTCGCCTCATTTTGTAATTTTTTTTCTTCTTTTTGTAAGGCTGTATAGTCAAATTTCATAGCCATTGGGTTAAATGGTTTATCAAAGTTTAATTTGTAATTAAATAATGGTGACTTAGGGCTAAGAGTAGGGTTTTTTAATCCAGTTTTAGTAATGTTAATAAAATCGCCAAATCCAGATATTAAACCTGAAATTTTATTAGCTAATGTATCTATGCCGCTACCGTATTTCTCAGGGTTTCCAAAAGCCTCATCAAGTGCGCCGACTAAAGCGCCACCAATCATCTCTTTAGCATCCTCAGTTTTAGCCTTGAGAATATCCATCTTGCCAGCAAAAGACTCAGCCGCTAATGTTGCCTGACCATCAAATCTCTTAGATAAAAATTCAACAATTTGATCTAAGTCCATTGTCTTGGCTTCAGCAGCAGTAAGACCTACACCTAAACGAAGTAAAGCGGTGTTCTGTCCAAGGGCAGCCTTGCTTAATGCGGCTGTTACTGAGGCTAAATCTTTTGTAGTACCTGCTGAGGTATCTAATGCAACCTGCAATAATGTTTGTGCTTTTTTAGCATCTAAAGTTGCATTGACCAATGAAGTAAACGCAGGTCTCAACTGGTCATCAAGAACACCAGTAGTGTTTTGTAAGTTCTGAATAAATCCAGCGGTGCTAATTACTGCATAAGATTGACCTAAGTTTTGTAATGTTTTAGATAATGCACCAGCAGCCTTTTCATCTTCGGCAAAAGCCCTAACTGCGTTTTTACTAAATCTTAAAGTCTGGTATGCACCAAAAGCCACACCTAATGCCTTGGCTGATCTTGTTAATGTAGCTAATGATTTACTTGCCGCTTTTGCGCCTTTGTCAACATAGGTACTAACAATAGGGATTTCAATACCGTTGGCACTCATGCTGCTAATCCTATTCTACGCTTTAGACTTGAATTAAATTTAGTGGTGGCAGTATTTATTGCTTTAAAAGTTGCCTTAGTTACTCTGCCTTGATCTTTTTTAAATGCAGCATAAAGCAAGCGACCTTCATTTTTCCGCCCCTTGCCTATGCTTTCTAATCTAGCCTCATCATTGATTGCAGTAACAAACTGGTAACCAGCAAAAGGATTATTGCTGTTGTAGTTTCTTGTTGAACGCTGTCTAGTCTGCCCTTTATATTTGTATGTGCCTTCAAATCCTTGAACATAAGAACCACCATAAACGCTTTGAATTGGTGAGCGACCATTAGGGTTTTTTCTTCCGGCTGTTTCGTAAATAGCACCAGCAGCAGACCTGTTTAACAATCTATAAGTATTAACAAATCCAGAAGAATTACGGCGTGAGCGCCCTAAAGAATAAGTTAGACCTTTACGAATAATATCTGGGTTATATTTAGGAAAGCCTCTTACCTTGCCAGCAGTACGAGATACAACTTCTTTACCTTGATCTTGCCAACCACTCAACCCTTGAATCTGGTTAGGAACATTACCTCTGGCTTCTTCGACTACTACACGCATTGCAGCGCGAATCTCTTTGTTCATCTCTTTGTAAAGGTCAGGCGCAAACTTCTTTAAGGCTTTTTGTGCCTCAACGATACCTTTTACCTCTACTGGCATTTTCCACCTTTTTTGATCTATCCTTTAGATAAGCCAATGTTGCTAAAAACATTGATCTATCCATGTTAATAAATTCGCTATGCGGTATGCCTGTTTCAACTGCTAATGATGCAATTAAATATGTGAGGTCATACCGCGTTACCCATTTGGGGAATCAGCATCCAAAATCTCTACTTTAGTTAGAGTTTCCAAATACTTATCCCCAAATGGTGCAACTGTTACACCAGCGCGGCGCTCGGCTTCCCATGAAAGCCAATAGACATCCGACTGGCGTTCTTCATCTCTAAAACGCTTATGAAATCCAGTTTTAAAGTTCTGTTCAAACGCATACTCAAGTGCAGGGGTTATTTCATATTCTAAAACTTCCCCTGAAGCCTTGGACACTCTGAGTTTAATCAATTTTTACTCCTTAGAAAGTACCTGTGGTTGCAACGGCAACTGCACCGTTAACAGTCCATGTTACATCCTGAGTACCTAAATCGCCTACTGCACCGTTAATGTCGGTGGTATTATTTATTAGGCAAGTCATTGTGTAAAGAGGGTTTGTTGCGCTAACAGCAGTTCCTTTTTCCTGTAATAGGACAACAGTTACTGAAGTTCCCCAAGCCGCTTGCAATGTTGCAAGAACATTAGCTGAAGCGGTGTCATTTAGGAAGGAAATTGTTACGCTTGATGCTTCCAATCCTTTTACGAATTTGTGACCTGTGTCACCCATTGCGGTAACTTCCAGTTCATCAAATGTGCGGTTTAATGTGACGGCGGTCACATGGTCAGAAAGGTCAACGGAATTAACCTTTACGCCGACCTTGTTATTTAGAAATACAGCCATTGGTTATTCCTCATCTTTCTTTGAGACTGGTTTT